GCTACACCGTTCAAAACTCGCGGCCTCGGTCGCTGGATCGGTGGCACGACTACCGATCTCCCGATCCCGGCGGCGTATCAGACGCCCTCTGGCTCGATCAACAACACCGCCATGGCCTCGCTCACCGAAGCCAACGTGCAGAGCATGCTCCAGTCGATCTACACGGTCACTGGTCAGATCAACACGATGGTCTTGGTTTGCGGACCCGAGCTGAAGCGCAAGTTCACCGAGTTCACTCGTTTTGCCACCGGCAGCGATTCCGCCGCCGAGCTGTCGATCCGCACGTTCACCCAGCCGACCGAAGCCCGCAAGATCACCGCGAAGGTTGACACCTTTGAAGGCGACTTCGGCACGATCAGCCTGTTGCCCTCGCTGTTCAACGCGAAGGACCAGAACGAAGCCACACAGCTTCGTCGCGGCTACCTGCTCGACCCGAACATGATCGAGATTCGCTACGGCCGTCGCCCCCGCTTCCAAGAGTTGGAAGATCAGGGTGGTGGCCCTCGCGGCCTCATCGACGCCATCGCGGCGCTCGTTTGCTGGAATCCGAAGTCCCTCGGCAAGTTCTACGCGACTGCTTAATCCCCAACAAAAGGAGAAATTAAAATGAAGCTATACGAACTCCCCGCAGAGACCAAAGCCGCTACCGGCTTTACGCACAAGGCCGTCATCACGCACGAAGACCTCACGACATCGGCTGACAACACCGCGCAAGATGTGAAAATCATCACCATGCCGGCGAAGTCCGTTGTGACCCGCGTGGCCCTTCATCTGAAGACGCCCTTCCAGAAGACCGGCACCGCCGCCTACAACACCAATGCCGTTATCATTGGTGACAGTGGCGACACCGACCGCTGGATGACTTCCACCGAAGTCAACGTCAACGGTTCCGAAGTGCTGGCCAAGGTTCAGCCCTCGACCATCCCTGCCGCCTATGTCACGGCGACCGACATCAATGCGAACTTCGCGTCGATGGCGTCGTATGACTTGGCCGAACTCGACGCGGGTGAACTCCACGTCTTCTTCGCCAAGGCAGAGCTGGCCGACTACTAGTCTGTCTTAACACACTGTCGTCCGCTGAAAGGCGGACGGCAGCAGTTAGGATGGCAGAGCAACTATGGGGAGAGCTTGTCGCCGACTTGGGCGACGAGATGCAGCATCTGGTCAAAGAGGAATTGCTGCGCGGTTGGCATGCGGACGCCGTCTTGGCGGCTACACGCCAGCGCCGCATTGCCGAGGCCAATGCCCGACTTGAAAACTGCGCCATCGAAGGCATCGGCGCCCGCGAGATGACCATCGACGCCGACACCTACTTTGCTTGGCAGGGCGTGAACCCCGGGTGCTGGCAGGACAAGGACTTCCGCGCCTGGTTCAAAAAGAAAAACCCCGAGTCGGTCGTCAAATACACCCCGCGCAAAACCACAGTGCTCGTTCCATGAAAATCGACCGCGACAAAATCACCGAAATCCTCTCGGAGGTCGATCAAGCCGACGCCGACGCCAGTACCTATATCCAGAGGAAGCTCAGAAACTGGAACACGCGCTACTGTATCTGGGCCGGCCAGAACGAAGACGGCCGCAAGCATCCATCAGCTCAAGGTCGCGCTTGCTTTCCTTGGCCCCATAGCAGCGATGTTCGTATACGCCTAGCCGACCAGATCGTCCGCGACCATGTCGCCATGCTGGTCAATGCGTTCTTCAAAGCGCGAGTTCAGGTGCAGCCTGTCGAGAGCATGGACATCGTCAAGCGCACCACCGCGGAGACCGTGCTCAAGTGGCTCCTTTTCCAGCACTGTCTTGATGACCTGCGCCGGGAAGTCCGCCTCGCAGCCGAATTCCGCGAGACTTATGGGCTCTCGGTCATGGCCGTTGACTGGCAGACCACCACGCGCACCGAGATCAAGACCTTCACCATGGACGACGCCATGGCGATGCTGCAGGAGTCCCAAGACCCAAACTTGCAAGCGCTCCTCGAGGTCATTCTTGACCCCGAGCAGGAAGAACTCGCCGCGCAGCTCCTCGGCGAAGTCATCCCCGAGCTGGGCAGCGTCACCAAGGTCCGCCAATTCCGCGAAAAGGGAGTGGTCGAATGGGAGTCGCCTTACATTTTTGAAAACAAGCCGGTGTGGACAGCCCTTGAGGCATTCGAGGATGTCATCTTCCCGATCCAGACCTACAGCCTGCAGCGCGCCGCCTTCATCGCCCGCCGTGAGCTTTTGACCGAGGTCGAGCTGCGCGAGCGCGCCGCGGTCGAGGGCTGGGACGAGGACTGGACCGAGCGCGTAAGCAAGCACAAGGGCGAAATGCGCCGCATCTCGGTGAACCTGCACCGCACCGACCAATTTCTCTACGAGCAACTCAGGGACATGGTCGAAGTGTGGCATGTTTACCGGAAGGAGAATGACGAAAAGACCGGCGCAGTGCGCGTCACGCGGTCCATCATGTCCTTCCACGTTCCCGACAAAGTCGGCATCCATGAGATCCTTCCCTACAGCCATGGACTATATCCATTCGTAGAGCTTCCTCGCGAACGCAGCACGCGCCCTCTCCTTGAGTCCCGCGGCGTGCCGGAGATCTGCCAGACGCACCAGCAGGAGATCAAGGTGCAGCGCGACCTGCGCGTTGACTCGGCCAGCATCTCGGTCCTTCCGCCGCTGCGCGTCCCGGCAAACCGCGGCAAATTTGATCTCGTCTTGGGTCCAGGCGTCCAAATCCCCGAGCGCCGCCAGGGCGAGGTCTCTTTCATGGAGCCTCCGCGGCCGAGCCAAGGAAGCATCGAAGTCGAGAATGCCGCCCGCATCGACATCAACAACTACTTCGGCCGGATGGCTGATGGCGTGCCTCCGCAACTCGCCATGCTGCACACGCAAGAGATGATCGATAGCTGGCTGATCGACATGAAGCTCTGCATTGCGCAGACCATGGCGCTGGCGCAGCAGTTCATGCAGCCTGAAGAGGTCGCCCGGGTGACCGGCAATCAGATGCCGTTCAACGCATCGCCGGCAGACATCCGCGGCAGGTTTGACATCACGGCAGAATTTGATGCGAGGATGCTCGACGCCGAGGCGCTTGGGGCGAAGCTCGACTACCTCGCAAAAATCCTCGTCCCGCTCGACAGCTTTGGCGTCATAGATCGCGCCGGTCTGGTTCGCTACATGTTCCAGGCTATCGATCCCAATATGGCTGCGATGCTCGTCCAAGACATAGGCGCCGCCACCCAAGCCGAGATCGAGGACGAACAATCTGCCTTCGCAAAAATCGCCGCCGGCACTGAACCGCCGCTCAAAGAAGGCGGACAAAACGCGCAGGTCCGGTTGCAGACCTTGCAGCAAATCATCCAGTCCAACCCGGCGGTTTCGCAGCGTTATCAGCAGGACGAAATCTTCCGCCGCATGCTCGACGCGCGCATGCAGGCGTTCCAATTCCAATTACAGCAGGCGCAAAACGCCGTCATCGGCAGGGTCGGCGCGCAGCCGGCGCTTCAGCAGATGGCGCAGGAGCAACAACTCGGAGGTCCGCAAGCAGCGGCATAACTTATGGCAGCTTTTCCCAATGTCGCGGTCAGAAACGTGCCGGGATTCAACATCCCGCAGTTCGATCACGTTGACCTTTCTTATGTTGGCTCCACCAACAATCTGAACACGGTTGTCTACAAGGAAGGAGGCGCGTCCGGCCAAGCGGTTGCCACTTTGACCTTCACCTACATCGGCGGCACGCCTAGCGCGGATGACGCCAAGATCGACACGATTACCAAGAGCTAATGGGCTGGAAGTTCAATCCATTTACAAGTGCGCTCGACCAGACCGGCTCTGGTGGAGGCGGCTCTAGCTACATCGACGGCGAGGTAGCGACCTACAACGACCTCCCGCTCGACGGCACGGCTGCGCTCAACAGCGCATGGCTAGTGCGCGGATCGTCCGGCATCTGGCCATTCACCAAACCGGGAGGTGTTTATGTCCGCACGGCCACCGGCGGGGCATCGCGTGATGCGGATTATACTTACGCCGGAATCTTTCCTGACGTGTTCTCGGATGCGCAATTCACGATCTACGACGATTCCGACACAAGTAAGAATCTAAAGTTCCAGCTCTCCGGCATCACCACCGGAACAACCCGAACGCTGACAGTTCCAGACGGCTCTGGGACAATCCAACTCGCGCTCGTCAGATCGTCCAGCAGCATGTCCAGCAACGTGTCCTTGTCTGCTGGTAGGGCGCGTCACATTACCTACACGCTGCTTGGCGGCTCATATCAAGTCACGTTGCCACTAACAGGCAATCAATCTGGCGATGTCTGCCGCTTCACAAACAGTGTAAGCTCATCGTCTGGAGCAATTCTCACGGTAGCGAGGGGCAACGGTTCGGGCGGGACTGTCGCAATTACAACATTGGCTGTCGGCCAAACGGCGACACTTTTTAATAGCGACGGAACTCAGACAGGATGGACTTTGGATGGCGTCGATACCCACACCCACGCCGCCTCCGAAATCACCAGCGGCACACTCGACAACGCCCGCGTCAACTTCGCCGCGCCTCCCGCCATCGGCTCAACCACCCGCAACACCGGAGCCTTCACCACGCTAAACGCCAACAACGGCACGCTGACCGCAAGTGCGCCTGTGCTGGATTTGAGTCAGACATGGAATGCGGACACGGCTGTATTCACAGGATCAATTTCTGGAACAACGCTTACGGTGACGGCTGTTACTTCTGGAACAATTCAGATTGGCATGGTGCTTACTGGTGGCAGCACTACGTTCGGCACACAAATTACTGCATTAGGCACAGGCAGCGGTGGAGCTGGAACTTATACGGTCAGCAGTTCTCAAACAAGATCGTCAACCACGCTTACTGGAACCAACGTCTTCACTCTTGTTAGCGGGAACGTGACAAACACACTTTCTCCTACAACTGGAAGCTATTTAATGGATTTGAAGATTGATAATGTTTCCAAATTTAATGTCGATAACCGTGGACAACTGACGCTGAACTTTGGCTCGCCAAGTGGATCATGGCAATTTGTTGATAAAAGCACAGCAAGTCTTGGGCTTCAGCGAAGCGGCCTAGACACCTTTACGGTGCGCCAAGGTTCAAAGTTTGGCATTGCCTCAAATATGGCGTTCTGTTGGGGAACAAGCACGGCAGAGGACACGTTTTTATACCGCGACGAGGCCAACGTGATCGGCCAATACAACGCGGCAAATCCGCAAGCCTATAGGCTATACAATACGCGGACAGACGCATCGAACTACGAGCGCGGCTTCATGCGCTGGTCGAGCAACGTGTTGCAGATCGGCACGGAGGCGGGTGGAACGGGCAGCGCGAGGAACTTGGAGTTGCAGACGGGCGGGACTACGCGAGCAACGATTGATACTTCTGGTAACTTGTCGATGACTGGTGGCGTGTTTGCCGCTGCCGCTGGAACAATTAGTTTTTCTGGTCGCGCCAGCATTACAGCGCCAGCACAGGGGTCATTTCGACTGCTAGGCAGTGATGCTTCTTCGTTTAACTTCCTTTATCTTGGCGTCCAAAGCGCAAGCTACCCCGCGCTAAAGCGTGTCGGAACCGCGCTGCAAATACGGCTTGGGGATGATTCGGCTTTTGCGCCGTTGGAAGCATTGTCATTCACAACCGCCAATTCGCGCATCGTTTGTGATGATACAAACACGGTTATTCATGTCGGCAACACTCCTCGCATAAGCCTATACGGATCGAACGCGACATACCTTGGTCTTGGCAACGCGCATGACATTCGCTGGTCAAATACTGGTCGATCCGATCAAGCCGCCAGTTTTAACATTTCGCTGGCGCGTGATGCTGACGGCATCTTGGCACAAAGAGCGGGAACCACGGCTCAAACATGGCGCATCTACAACACCGTCAGCGGCACAAACAACGTCAACTTTGACCGAGTGAATTTCCGCTGGGCTTCCAATGAGTTTATTATCGACGCCGAAGCAGGAGGCACAGGCACATTGCGCGGCATCAAGATCGGCTCCGCGACCTCCTCGCTTCTTGGCTTCTACGGCGCGACCCCTGTGGATCGTCCCGCAACCGTAGCCGACCCGACAGGCGGCGGCACTATCGACGCCGAAGCCCGCACCGCGATCAACGACATCATTGATCGGCTCCAAGAACTTGGCCTCATCGCGTAATCTTTATGTTGCTACCAAACCAAACACCCATCGAAACGCCTGCCGTGGCCGCAAAGGTCTACGACAAGCTCCATCTCTACTCGCTCTCGGCTATTCACCCGACCACCGACAGCGGAAGCATCACCGTGGAGTTGCTTCCCGCTACCGCTGACGGCGAACTGGCGAGCGGCGACAAGGTGCAACGTATGAGTTGCCCATTGTATCCTGCGCTGAACGAGGTTCCCGAACTGGCCGCAGCGTTCAACGCCGTACTGGCCGCGATTCCCGCGACACAGGCTTGGCTCGCCGCGCAACAACCGCAGGAGGATGCGCCCAGTGAGTAAGCAAGTCACGCTTTCCGAAGATCAGGCGAAGCTCGTCATGCAGTGTCTTGACCTCGCCGTGAAGACCGGCGGGCTCAACGCCGCCGCGCAAATCCTTCCGCTCGCATCTGACATCGAGCGCCAGCTCACCGCCACCGAGTCCGAAGCAGCCGCCTAAACGAAGCAATGCGCACCGTCACACTCCAGTCCCTCTTGCTCCGCGCGTGGCAACGTGTCGGCAACGATGCGTCTACCATAGACAACATCCCGGCCGGCACCCGCACCATGATGGTCGCCGCCGCGAATGACGCCGTGGCGCAATGCTGGGAGTGGGCGGACTGGCCGGAGCTTATGCGCGAAGAGTCCCGCACGGTGCAGGGCGACAGCACTAACGGCTTCTACATCGACTACGCGCAGGCAGGACAAACCGAGATGGGCGAAGTGTTTGCCGTCTTCCGCGACAACCCTGCGACTCACGTTGCCCCGCGCCAAATCGGCTACACGCTGCTCGGAGACAGCATCCGGTTTCCCGAAGACAGCGACTTGCCTGCCAGCGTCTACGTCCGCTTTCGCGTGCGGCCGACCGAATACACGACAAGCAACCTGCTCGCCACTGTTCCGACCGTTCTCGGAAAAGCCGTGTCATACATGCTTACTGCATCACTGCTAGAAGAAGACGGCCAGATGGATAAGGCGTTGCTCATGGAGCAGAAAGCCGAATCCGATCTCATCAGTGAGCGTGACAAATACGTTTTCCAGCAAGGCCAGACCCAGCGATGGACGGCCAGAGTCAACCAATACTAACCAACTAACATCATGGGCTTCCCTAACAACCGCATAACGAACCGCACCAGCGGATCACAACTTATCACCGGCACCGACCAAGTCACCGGCGAGTTTGTCTCAATCGACAGCTTGGACAACGCAACCAAGTTTGAAGTGCTCACCGGCAACGGCACCGGCATCGCCAACGTGACCAGCGGCAGCGCCATCGCCATCCCGGCCGGCGTGACCATCGACGGCTACTTCACGGCCATCAAGCTGCACGCCGGATCGGTCATCGCTTACAAAAAGTAACTAGGAGCCGTGCGATGAGCTTGCAGTATTTTCATCACAACTTCTCGACAACCGAGAAGGGCGTCATCGGCACGGCGACCAGCATCGGCAGCAGTGTCTTCTCGATGTTGCCTCACTTAGAAACAACTCTGCGCGTGGCCGGTCTAATTATTGGTATCTGCGTCGGCGTGGCGACCCTCATCAGCGTAGTCCACGACATTCAGAAGAAGCGGAAGGAACTAAACAAATGAAACGTAGCAACTGGAAAACAACCGCCCTCGGTGTCCTCACCATCATCATTGCGTTGGCAACCGGCGCAAAAGAATACCTCTCGACCGAGACGTTGCCCGACTTTGGGCTAATCGTCAGCTCGGTGCTCGCCGGATGGGGTTTGATCGCCGCCAAGGACAACGACAGCCGCCTCTAATGACGTGCCGCCCGAGTTTCGCTTTTACGCTGGCCGTCACGCTGTTGCTTGGTGGCTGCGTGAGC